AGATGTTAAAACGAAACTATGACCCAAACCTACGCGTCATACTTTCACATGGTCTATTGCAGGAGTTGGATTTGGTAAAAGTTAATTATAAGACAATTAGGGAGAAGTTCATTCACGAAAGAAAACCTGAAGTTCATTTACCAAGAGTACCACCAAGAATCATCAACCAGCTATTAACACTGGGAGTTGAGTATAAATTCGACAGAGAGAAAATTGATGAAAAAACTGGTGAATACACTGATCAATTTAAGGAAGGAAAACCAATTCAAGAGATTTTTCCAACACATCAGATGAACGACCAGCAGACCTTCAACATGGCAATCAAAAAGAGGATCAACAGAGTCAAATCGCCGGCTGAAAACATTGAAGCTTTAACCAGAACGCGAGCTGCCGGTAACATTATGTTCATGAACTTAATATCTGCAATTAAATTGCCACAAGCGACTCATTTTGATGAAGTGCTGTTTGAGGAATGCATCAGAGAATCCGAGGAAAAGAAGATGGAAAGAAACCTAACCGGATTGATGAACATAATTGAAAGGAACGACCCGATGTGGGAGGATAATTTCATAGACCTCTTCATGAAAAGCCAGATCTGCAAAAAATTAGAAAAGATGTACTCAGAAGCAAAGGCCGGACAGACATTAGCTTGCTTTAATTCAAAAGTCTTGCTGGCATTGGCACCCGTCGGTTTATACATAACAAAGAAAATCGAAGAAACTTTACCGTCCAACATTTTCATCAATTCAAGAAAGAACGACGCAGATCTCGTTAATTGGGTGGAAACGAATTGGGAATCATCGAGGCTAAGTACATGTGATGATTTTGAAAGCTATGACCAGTCACAAGACGGCACTTGTGTCAATCTTGAAATATTTCTCTTCGACTGGCTAAAAATACCAAGAGATCTATTAAATCTATATTTGCACGTCAAATGTCACGCATTAACATGCGTTGGCTTTCTAGAACTAATGCGTTTAACGGGAGAGTGGGCCACTTTCTTGTTCAATACACTCAACAACATCGCATACCATCATACGGATAAAAAAATCAAAGATGGAACCCCTCAGATGTACGGCGGTGACGATCTAACCATTAATGACGTCCCGGAAAAGAAGAACCAAGATTTCATAGCAAAACTCAAAATGAAATCAAAACCAGAGGAAACCATGCACCCAGTTTTCTGCGGCTGGTATATACACGAACTGGGAATAGTAAAAAGCCCAACGCTCATATGGGCAAGGTTACAAATCTCAATAGAGAGAGGAAACCTTAAAGATACAATTAATTCTTACTACACAGAGTCCATGCACGGCTATCGTTTAGGTTTTCATCTACACGAAGTGCTCAATGAAGAGGAGTTAGTTTTCCAAAACGCCCTCAATAACTTCTTCATTAAACATAAAAAAATGATTGACAACTTCCAGGCACAGCGCGATCATCTCATGCTAGTAGCTGAAAGAAAGAAAATTTTCAAGAGACGAAAATATTAAATCCTTTCGAAACACTCATCACTAAGAACATCTTGCATTTAGCAAGATGTTCTCGTAAACCCCCCTTTTTAAAATTTACAACCAAAAACCTACAACAAACAAAAATAACATAAAAACTCATTTTCAAATATAACAGCAAAAAAATATGAATTCGCCGACTTTTGGAATTAAAACAAAATCTCAAAAAACCGATCAATACGG